CACTTCCCTGATATGGCCTTGGAGTCCACGTTCATGGACGCCATGACCAGCAGGGCAGTTTTTGTCAACTCGGTATGTTTACGCCTAGCCATGAACTTTCTCAGGACAAAATCTTCCGGAGAGAACAGGGGCTTTAGCGGAATCCCTTCCACATGGAGTTCAAGCCTCTCTGCAGCCCATGGGTAGTCTAAAAAGACGTTTCGCCCTCGGCTACCGCCATGCGTACCATGAGATCGAACTCGGTGAGACCACGAGACAGGGCTTCGATGACCGCCTCTGGGAGAGTCTTCAGGGCCTCATACGCTTTGGCAGGCTCCCCTGGGACCTTACGGGTAGACCTTTTTCCGTCGCTACCGATCACTGTGTACTCCTTGAGAGCGTAGGACATCGTCATGATAACCTGGTGGTTCTGCAGGGTAAGCATGGAGGAAAACTTCTGCCGGTCGATCGCCAGGTTGATCCTATTGCTTACATCGGTGGAGCGAGTGCGGAAGGTGGCATACAGCCGGCCTTTGATCACTTCCATCTCCTCGGAGTACCCATCCTTGCTGAACATCAGTGAGTCAAAGATAGTCAGCAGCTTCACCTTGGAGTACAAAGGCGGAGTCTCCTGGGAAGTCTCGGATGCCTCCGCCACCTCCTCAGGTTTCTTGGATTCATCCTTCTCCGCCAGGAAGTCTTTCAGGGCTTCGTTGGTGTCTTTTCCGGACAGAATAGCCATCGCGTCCTCTTCGGTAGCAGGATCTGAACTAAACAGGTCTACTTGGTCTTCTGTTACTGGTTTTTTGGACATGTGTCACCTCTATTGTAGGAATTCGTAGTCACCGGTCATGAACTGGTATGCTATGTTAGCAAAAACAGCGGAGTGAAGCCAGTCATCCGGTTCATCCGGGTGGTGGCGGAACACCCTGCTCCCCGCAAAGGTCTCTTCCTCGAACACGTTCAAAGCGTCTTTCCAATGAGGCTCGTGGAGATCCCAGCAAGGAGTTTCAAACCTGTCCCGTCCCATACGTATCTTCATCAATACGTTGTCGATGGCCTGAGTGCGGTCGGCAGCCAGGAATAATCCTTGTTTATCCCACCGTAGCTTTATCTTGGCCATGACGTAGTTTATAAGGATAACCTTGTCGAACCCAAGTTCTTTTTGCAGTAGTTGCCCCTGAAGCACCCCAACCCCCCTGTCAGCCCCTATCATCTGGCATCTCCACTCCCGGAACAGTTGTACGGCCCTCTCCACCTGGGCAAGGATATGGATACCTTGCATCTTCTCGGAGTACAAGTTGTAGAGCTTACCTTGGTGGTCTACCCCTATCACCGTCATCACCGTAAAGGACTTCGTGGATCCTGTCACAGACCAGTCGATGCCCAGGATGCGATGGGTGAACTGCCCCGTCTGCGGGTGCTTGTAGGCGTAACTCTTCCACTCCTGGTTGCAACACGACAACGCCTCCCGGACGGAGATAGCCTTGCCGGCCAAGTCTGTAGCCAGCCCAAAAGCTTCGTTGGCGAGCTTGGCAGGGGAATATAGTCCTCCATTCAACGCCTGGTCTACCTTCTCCCGTATCCGCAACCATTTGTTCTGCCGGGTATTGGAGGTCATGATGAACTGGGGGAGGTGGAAACCGATCTTGTTCTTGATATCGGTGGCGGCGATCCATCTACCCTCCGCCATGTTGATAGGCTTCAGACACCTGTCGCAGACGGGGCCGATGTCCTTGCTGCAGATAATCATGCAGGTATCGTAGTTATCCGGGATAACGTGGTGTCCACAATGTGTACACTTGCACACCCACTCCATCCGGTTGGTAGTCATCCACGCCTGCTCCAGCGTGTTGGCGGTGGACTTAGATGTACCTGAGAGAACCTTGAATCCAAACTCCGAAGCGGAGAGAATCTCGTAGATAGGAACCAGCGCGTCCCATGAAACGTCCTGCACCTCGTCCACCAGCAACTGGTCCGCCATGATTCCCCGGATACGGTCAGCGTCGTGTTCGTTCTCTGCATAGGAGAGATAGATCTTCGATCCGTTGTTGAAGCTCTTCTCAAACACGTTACGAGTTGTGTTTGTATTGGTGAAGTGTTTCTTTACGAGTGGGGATCGGATCAGAGGGTCAACGTACATTCCACTGAATCGCTTCGTTTGAATCTGCAGGGGTGCTATGTACAAGGAGTTGAAGTGGCTTCGCAGGATGGACTTTGTTACCAGTCTTCCTCCCTGTGACACGGATTTTCCTACCTGTCTTCCGGCCTTGAGAACCATGAACTCAGGGTCGAGATCATACACCAACTCGAAGGGGAGGTAGTTGTCGAACGACAGCTTCGCCCCCTTCAAATCAAGTAGGGCAGTGGCAAGTCTGGAGGGTCTGGCGTTTACTTTCATGCAAGTATCTGTACAGTCAATATATTCCTATTTTACGGTATAAACAAAATGGGAGCCAGCGATGCTCCTAAAACACATGTGTTCAACGCCAAAAAAGAGGAACCTCAAAATGGCAAACCGCATCGAAGCTACAGAAATCAATGTCCCTGGCCGTAACACTTTCCGCGTACCTGGTGCGCTGAGTGTGGATGACGCCGTTGCTGCCTTCGGCGATGACCTCGGTCTTCGTGGAATGACTGGCTCTGTGGTTGACCCCACAGGCGACTCTACTACCCGCGTGCTGAATTTTGCACACAAGGTTGGTAACAAGGGCTAAACCTGGCGTAACGCCGGGCTTGGGGGAGGGGCTTGCTCCTCCCTTTTTTTGTTTATATACCGGAGACGTACCATGGAAGCACCAGAAAAATCACTGTTAGACCGTTGGATGACTACCAAGTTTATTCCGCTGGTAGATCGCCACTCAATATTATCCGAGGGAGAGAGCATAGTAGACAGCCCTGTTCTCACCTACAGCAGTACCCTGCTGGAGTTGCTCTCCAGCATCGACCCAACCTACTTCCAACCCGCCCCCAACCATGACAACGAGGTTCTGTGGAACACCTTGAGAGCGGTGTTTGATATGGACGGGTATGAGGACGGAGCAAGGCCATCTGAGGAGGAGTTCCTCCAGCTCTTCGAGAGAATTAAACAACACCGAGAGGTCCCCAAGATCGATTTCTACTCCTTGTCCATGCTGATTGTACAGGAGCTTTCCAATAACGAGATCATGGAAATTCTATGGTCCCTGAGTATCTACGTGTACAGCACCAAGTCTCTTTTGACAGGCTGCCGTTTTACGGATAACCAGCTGCAGGGTAACCCCTTGGGAGATTTGAGCTCCGCTATCACAAAATCAGGGGTACGCTCCGTCTCTGACACGAGAAAATCGAAGTACCTGTCATGGATGACCTCCGACACAGTTACGTACCCGGAGCTAACCGAACAAAGGGTGGAGGCCATCCAGGGCACAATCCAGTCCGTCGTTACTCATATCCTGGAAAGCATGGAGGATCTTGATGGGTACCTCCTCACCATGAACAAGATACTCTGCATACGGCTTCTTCTCAAGTACACCGCCTTCCTGTCCAGCTTCCGGGCTTTCAGAACGGAAGAGCTGGCAGCAAACAACGCGCTCCAGGTAGTGAAAAGCTACCATACCGGTCTTGTCGCATCGGGCGTAAGTAATAGTTTGTATGCCATGTCAGAGTCAGATGGGGGACTAGGACGCACCATCACGACGGCCCTGGCCCACAAGAGAATGCAGGGAAAGTCCATGTCCCCGGGTATGCTGAGAAACCTGGTTTTTCATCGAAGCTACACCTTCCCCGCTCTGTCCTCCTCCTACAGGCAGGAGCAGTGCTGCCTGAACACTTTGATCCTTGCGAGGTGGTACGGACTCCTGGAGAGGTCCTCCGAGGGTTCTCTGGAAGAGCTGTGCTTTGGTAGGAGTTCCTATGCACCGAGGCAGCACTTGTCGAACAGCTCTTCTGTAGCCATGTACGCCGCTGTTGGGGGGGTGATGGTACCCTGGGTAGAGCAGCAGGCGGAAGACCCTATGGAGATGGCGGATAAGGTGGACCTTGGTGGGGTTGTCCTGGTGTCTGACACTGACAAGACCAAAGTGTTAAACCGGGTTCTGAAAAGGATAGTCAGTGCGTCTCCTCTGGTGAGGGCAGAGGTGGAACACAGGGAAGTAACCTCAGGGGTACTGGACGCTGTTTTCCAGGAGTACATGGACACCGTGTTCACGGGGGGTGTCCCCTGGGAGAGCCTGGATGGAGCTCAGGCGGTGTACTTGCAGTATGTCTCCAGGTATTCCCACGGGGATGCCTCTCCTACTGATATAGATGCGGATGTACTGACTGATATGAGAAGAAGCGGGCTCTCCGCACTACGCCTGGAACAATACGCCTACGGAGAGATACCCCCCGCAGGGAGGGCCCCCGTGCCTGACCGGGGTGACCTCCTTCAGTTTGACTCCCGCTTTGGGGAGTACATTGGGAGCTCCCTATCCAGGTACCTGGGATTTCGTATGTCAGAACCGACGGTAGCTGCCATGAGACAAAAGATACGTAATACACAAGATAGCAACCTCTCCAGACACACCTTGTTCTTGGGGGAGATGATCTCCTTCATACGGGACTGGCAGGAGCTCATGAGATGGAAGCACGTACATATCATCAGAATGTCTGTGTCTACCTTTGTGGCAACCGTCGAGTTGGACAATACCAACACCCCGTACCCGGTGTTGACAAAAGGGTTTTCTTCTATAGGGAGGGCAGTCTATTGGGATGACCCATCTCATTCCGAAACTATGGATGAACTGATAGGGCATGTATCGTCTCCGGCTTCCGTGAGAACCGGGGTAGCCGACCCTACCTTGGACAGCCCACTGCTACCAGAAATGGGCTTGCAGTACTCCGTGATGGAAGGTCTGCTCCCGAAGGGACTGGGGGACTCCCCTTCTGGAATACCGGAAGGGCCTATCGTTACGAGGGCGCTGGGAAACCTACAGTTGTCCTACCCGAAGAAGGGGGAGGAGGAGACAGATGGGACGTTCGATCCGAGGTTCCTGTTTCACCCCTCCCTGGCTATCACTGCGTACCGAAAGATGTCAGAAGCCGTGGACGTCGCACACAAGGTGTACACAACCGTTGAGAAAATGAGGTGCTGAAAATGAGTGTCCTGGTATTTGGGGTACCTCCCCAGGAACTTCCGGAGGTAGTAGAGGAGGATACGGTTGACGACCCTATTCCTCCCGGGTCCTTGCAGGCTTATAAGGATTCTGTGAGGGCCATACTGGACCTGGAGAACGCCTACACGAAGGCGGTGTTCTCCAAGGCGCCAGCCGGGGAGCTGGAAGACCTGGAGCAGCAAAGACTGCGTTTGACCTACCTGGAATCCAGGCAGGGAGAGAGCGTTATGAAGGGAGTGAGGAAGATGAGCATGTCAGACGCCCCGGACCTGGAGGTAATCCTGCGGGAGTTCGTGGCGTCACAGAGTCTAAAAACACAGAAGGTGAGGAGATTTATATGAGTAGAGAAGAGGCCCTGTCCTCGGTGATTTATCTGGATGGCACGGTTCGGTGTACTACCCCATCAGGTAGCTCGAAACTGGTGTCACTCGAGTCCTACCGTAACATGTTGAGGGCGTCCAGGATTGTAGACGACGCCGTACAGACGACCGCAGAGGAGGTGAGCTCTGTTTACGACCTTTCTCCACCCAGGAACCTTATCTCGATTGAGATAGTCACTGAAAAATCCACAAAAACCCGCAAGCTGCGGGTAATGTGTTTGTACCCAGAGGCCACAAACAAGATCCTGTTCGAGGGGAAGAAGGGGTCTGGGGTGCATCAGTCCTTCAACGTCAGGTACCCCAGGATTCTTCTGTGCCATACCCTGCTGGAAGACAAAACTTCCCCGGGTACCTGGATCTGGGAGAACACAAAGTACTACACCGCGGTAAACCCTGACCCATCCTGGTACTTGGGAAAGCCGGGTATATTTACCGGGGATGGGCTGGACTCCACCAACCTTATGAGGCTTCCGTTCAACAATGCGTACAACGATGGAAACCTCTGTTATGGGTCCGTGTCCTTCAGCAGGTCGTTAAAAGCAGAGACTTTGAGCCAACTGGACTGGATGTACAACTTGCTGTCGGAGTCCGTGTATAACACAGACCTGGATTACGGAGGCTGTGTTGCAGACCTGGACACCTGCGTGTCGAAGTACCCGGAGTTGGCCCATCACAAGTCTCGGCTATACAAGCTCGGGTCGGCCTGGTGGTACGGGCTACTGGAGATGTTCGAGACATTTCCATACGACTTGCTGACAAGGATAGATCTCCATAAAGTACCCGATAACGTGTCCCGGAACGGGGTGCCAAAACGGGACGTCACCATGAGCACATCCAGCCTTACCACCCTCAGTGCGATAAAGTTCTTGAAGGAGGAGAAGGTGACCGATGGGCTTTCCACCAAGGAGATGGAACTGCTGTTGAGCCTGGTCGATGAGGGCATCCGTAAGCACGCGGAGGAGAAGGCGTACTACCAAATCATGGAGGAGAGGAAACGAGAAGCCCGGGAGGCTCAGAGTGGGCCCTTCTCCAGGCACACGCACAGTGGCTCCTCGCAACTGGACTGTCTTAGAACCATGGTGCCTACCCCGACCGTTCAACACCTGATAGATATAGGCGTGGTTACGCCCAGGTGGGAACACCACGGGGTAGCCCCCTAGCAATAAAGCGAAAACCAGCGAAAAAACTGGTATAACACCTTTGTAGGGCGGCATTCAGTCGCCCTGTTTTTTTAAGAGGAAAAACAATGGACATCTTGTTACCCGGCCTTCGTGCCAGCGTTACCCATCTCGAATACGCCTCTGGCGTAGGATCAGAATACCAGGAGCTGTTTATCACTACCGTGGAAGGTAAGGTGCTAAAACGGATATCCCTCCCGCACAACCGAAAGATGATACTCCCCGTAGACAAGGTGCCTGTTGCCAAGAAGGATAACCTGCCTGAGGTAGTGGCGGACTTCGCAGGGTTCTTCCCGGGAGGACGGAAAATCCCGGTGAAATACCTGGATCAGATCATTCAGTTCTTCAAGGCGTTCATGAAGATGAACCCAGGGGCTGCCAGTCAATACGCGGTTCAGCACAGCTACGAGGCGATGGCGCATATCGTCTGGAGCCCTGACACAGGGTACCGGGTAGCTATCCCGACCCAGATCGTATCCGGAGCGCATGTCTCCTATGAGTGGGACCACTTGGCTCCTAACGAAGTTGTCCTGGTTGATATCCACTCCCACAACTCCATGGGTGCGTTCTTCAGCGGAACAGACAATGGAGATGACAACAACAAGCTACAGTTCTCTGGAGTGATTGGACAGTTGGACAAGCCTGTGCCCGCTACCAAGTGGCGGTTTAACGATACCAAAAACAAGTATGAGGATATCCAGATCAGCGATATCTTCGAAGCTGAGCCATTTGAGGTTCCCAAGGAGTGGATGGACCGGGTATCAATCCGCACCTATCAGATCCCTTCTGTACCTTCGTACGGGCAAGCCGGTCAGCGCGGGGGGTACTACCATAACCCTCGGCAGCGGAACGACAGAGGGCAGTTCAAGAAGAAAAGCGGAGTGTCCTCCATCTTTGCTCGCAAGGTCGGAGACCCGCTCCCGGAGAAGGCCCTGAGTCTGGAGGACCTGGAGCTTGACCTCGGAGCCTGGGGGGATTGGCCGGGTGCACCGGCAGAGTCCTCTGCTCCAGTAGAGCCGAAGTGGATAGGAGAGGATGACATCATCAGGTCGGACTTCACCGTGGTGCGCATGCCCTATTTCAAGGGGGTGGAGGAGTTGGAGAGTCGGTTCATCAACACCATGGATATGGCGTACAGCCCAACAGGGGCGGTGGGTATCGACGTGCTTGACTCCCAGTACGACGCCTGGCTGGAGATCTTCGGTATAGACCTGAACACAAAGCCTGGCGATGTGTGGATAGACATGGCCTACGCAGTTCCGGCATACGCCATGGAAGGAACCCATGGGGACTTCATGGCCTGCCTGAACCCCGAAGACAACTACATCAGCATGCTGGAGCGGGTACACGTTCCTGTTCTGGTTACCACCGCCGAGAAAAACAGGCTGGAGTCCCTGGAAGGGGCGATGCTGAAACCTGTAACCACCACGGCAGGGGTAGTAATGGAGCCCGTAAAGGATTCGCCTGAACCGGCGCTCCTTCCTGCTCCTTGACAACACGCCGGCTCTTACGGGAGCCGGAACTCATTTCTTTTAGGAGATTCTCAATGTTCGAATTCATTGCTGGTGACGCACTGCCCAGAAACATCTGGCTTGTTGGGTGTGGTGGTACGGGATCGCGTATCCTGCAGCCGTTGATGCAGCTCATCGCTAGTCGCAGGATCCCCTTGACTACAAACATCTTCCTCATCGACGGGGATACTGTCGAGGCGAAGAACTGTACCAGGCAGTTGTTCCTGCCCGAAGAGGTTGGGGACTATAAGGCCAACATCCTGGCGGACAGATACCACGAGCTGTACCCCAACATCAGCCTTATCCCTATCACCGGGTATCTCTCCGTGCGGGAGGTGCTGAAGCCCTTTATGGACCCATTGGTGGTGGAGGAGTTCAGGAACGCAGTGGAGACTTCTCTCGGTATTTCCGATGTGGTGTTTCACCCTGACACCGTGAATAACCTGTCAAAGTGCTGGTACGGACCGTTGTACGCCACGTACTTGGGAGTGCTGATCCAGAACATCCGTAAGTTCCTGCCACCGGAGTCCACAGCAGAAGACATACAGGAGTACATGATGGAGACCCTGCGAAGACTGTTTGGGGGGTCCTGGAAAGCGGTAGCTCTTAGAGCATTCCACTTCATACAGTACGTGCACCTGTCCAGGGGAATAGAAGGCTACAACCCTCCACCAGACTGGAGGGTGGCGTTCAACATGGTGAAACTCAGTTTCCCTGAATCCGGTCTGGACATCTCCACCCTCCCGGAGTGGACAAGAGAGGACGCCCTGAGCCTTGGGCTGTGGAGCAACTTCCACAAGTTGGAAAGCATCGTGCTTGGCGATTGGTCTCAGGAGGAGATGCTGGCTATCGGGGCAACTCTGTGGTTCACCAATAACTACACAGAGGACGGTGGAAGTATCCGGGATGGAATACAGGCGTTACACGACCTCACAGACCCGGGGGTCCTTAGACAAATATCCAGCTTGAAAATGGTATCCCCAATAGGGGCCGCGTACGCTTCTCCATGCAGCCCTCTCGACTCGGAGCGTAAAAATAATATAGTGTCACGGACACCACGGTTGGGTAGGTATAGCCTTGACTCTATGGTACCACTGCAGAAAGCGGTTAGCGGGTTTTGCTCCCCGGACATCATCATCCTGGCCGTAGACTCCCCCAACGCCAGGAAGGAGATACTGGCAGTTGCCACTCTGCTGACCAAGGACACGGAGTCAGACCGCAGGCGCAAGATACTGGTAGTGGACCCGGGTAACGAGGATAACTTCGGACAGGTATCCGTAACTACTCTCGGAAAGAAGCTGCCCTTGCCTATCATGGATTCCTTTGTCCCTGAGAAGGAGAAGGCGAAGTTCAACTGCGGTATGTCTACGGTCCACTACATGCCGGAGCCCTGCAGCTTCATTGGAATGGACCTGGACATGCCTGGGCAGATAAAAGAGTTCCTGGAGCAGCTTCCCAACAAGGGGTTCTTCACAGAGAGCCTGGACTTCCTCCCATGGTCCCCCTTCTCGTTCCTGTTACGGAAAAAGAGTGAGGTAGCTGTCTCCTGTGCGGGGATGGACCAGACCCTGGCGATCAACAATGTGATGGCGTCCATGACGGTGTCCGCGTTGCAGAACGCTATCTTCCAGGCGCCCGCTACGATGGAGACAAGCAGGTTCAGCCTGGTGTCTTCTGTCATGGGGCAGTCTACGGATATCCCCTGGTTCCGTCGAAAGATGGGAGAGGGTGACGTGGAAGACACCTCAATAGCCTATATGGGGGAGACCACAGAGACCCTGCTACTGGTCTACCGGTGCCAAGGTGTTGAGCACCTGGATGTGTATAACAAGGTCACCATGGAATGTATTTCGACCACCGCGGAAACCCCGATGTTCACCCTGGTGTTACAAGCCATGTACGAGGGGAACAACTACAGCACTGCGGATATCCTGAACGCGAAGATCGTTTTCGTGAGCCTGGTAGCTGGGGTTCCCTACCCAGTGTCCATCGTATCCACTCCAGGGTCCACCGGGAGACAACAGTGTGGAGTCGTGCCCATGAGGTCGGCCCACGTCAGGATAACCCCGCTGGCGGTCAGTGAGGAGGCCTTTACAGAAGAGTGCGGAAGGGATTACACACCAGGGCCAGCTACGATAAGCCATGTGCTATTCCTGGCCGGTATCCTCTCGAACCCATCGGGCTACTCCAGCAAGGTCCTGGCGAAAAGCCTGGAGTCCCTTGAGGTCGTAAGCCTTGGGTACCGAGGTATCGTATCCGGATTCCTGGAAAACGCGCCAGAGTTACTGCCAGAGATCTTCACGCCGGATCCACTATTCCAGGATAACGGGGTATGGGAAGGCCTGTCCTCGGTGAGTTTGGCGATTGCGCATGCCAGGCTGAACACCCTGTCGTTAATGGAGCTTGTCAGGAAGAAGAGGGGGCTGTGGGGTGGAGAGCAACCGAAAGAGTTGAACACACTTTCCACCCTGGAGTTGATCGTGAAGGATACCGTAACCGCTGCTCAGTCCAGCGTTGTGGTATACGAGATGATTGTAGCCGGGGGAACGAATACCAGGCCCAGGTCTTCGTTATGGTACTTCGGAGTACCGACAACCCTGAAGTCTCCGTACTCCGATACCGTCTTCATCAACGCTCCAAAGGACCCCCAGAGAATCTGGAGGCAAAAGGCGATACGGAAAACGATGTCCAATATCCGGGGGTTCATATACCAAGGAGCGGCAACCTCCTCCCCGTTTGGGCCTGCACCCGATAGGCTGCCAGTGTCGAACTCCATGTACCCCCCGAGAATCACGAAGTTGGTGTACCTGTGTGATAATTCGACGGTGTCATCCAGGGGAGTCCTGACGAGGAGCTACCTGTTACGAAACACCCTGGTGTCCTCCGAGTTCTCGGTGAGGGAGCTTCAGCGTGTCTGTGGAAACGAACTGACCCTGGGGTATATCCTGGACGATGGGACTTGGCAGGAGTTCTCCAGGGGGGCGAAGCTTGTTCCGACGTCGAGGGACCCTGAGTTAGCGTTGGTTCTGTCGTGGAATGTAAACTTCCTGGACCCGTTGGTGAAGATAACCCGTGTCGCCCCTGTGGAGGAGACGGCGGCAGTGGAGGTAGCAGAATAAGAAGAAGAAAAAGCCCGGGTAGCGTCCGGGGTGCTTCAGCCCGGGTTACACCGGGCTTTTTTTGGTTACAGCTTTTCTCTTGAAGTTTCAGTAACCGAATCAACCACGTCGTAGGTAGCCATCTCCGCCCCCTGCTGGGTGTACAGGGTGAGCACCTTGGTACTCTTGTCCAGTTTCCAGGAACCGAGGGCAACGTCCTCCAGGGTTGACAAGCTGAGCTGGTACGACCTTGGTACCACCTCAAGGTCCCCTACCACACGGCCGTCAACCACAAGGTGTTGGAAACCGAGCAGAGTCGGGGTGAACGTGGAAACCAACACCCCTGCCACCAGCTCCTGTGTGGGGAGCGGCGTGGCGGTTACCGTGTTTCCCTTGATAAGGGAGAACGATACGTTGCCAGGAAGGACATCGATAATGCCGCCCTTGGCGTAAGCCAGGGTGACAGGGGTGTTGATTTCTACTACGAACTGGGTCACGTCCAATCCTCATAACGGTTACCTGGAAGTCGACGAAGGATGCTTAACGTCCTGGTGTTGGTGTCAAAATCTCGTTTCTCCTGGTTCAGCCTGGCGGTGGCCAAGGACTCCGCACGACGACCTGGCATGGCCCCAACCTGGGCGCCAGCAGTAGCTCCAGCGGCGCCCCCAAGAACCCCTTGTACTGCCTGCTTCCAGGCAGCGGGGTTTTTGGACTTGGCTGCGGACATGATACCCAAGCCTGCACCACCTAGCGCTCCTACCGCAGCTCCAAATCCTGCCTCATTGCGGAGACGGCTTCTAGCCAGGGAAACATCATCCGTCAGCTTCCTCACGTCTTCCCAGTTCTTCACTACGGCCTTTGACGCAGCAGCAGGGGTACCAAACATGGCGGCACGTTCGTACTCAGCGTCGATACCGTACTCGTTGAGAAGAGGACTTACTCTGGTAACGGCCTTGTGCGCGTCTGCGTACGCCTGGTCCCTCTTAAGGACCTCTTTGGCTACCTTTTGGAGGGCAGTGCGTTCCTGCAAGGTTTTCTGTCTATCCTGGATTTCTCCCTGCCCTTGGCCCTTCACAGAGTCAGCAGCGAAGGCTTCCAGGCTGGAACCTTTTATCGGAATGCGCCTCTCTGTGGAGCGAAGGGCTCCAGCAATGAAGGCGGTTTTTTGCAGAGTATGCCGGTTCCTGTTAGTGAAGTACGAGTCTTTAAACCCTTGTGGGTCATCCTGGCCAGACCTCTTCCCAACGTGGTACGCCGCCCCTACACCACCGACACCAACAACCCCTGCGGCAACTTTCCCAGCAGTCCCAATCCCGGAGGGGATGGCCTTAGGGGGGGTGTGTGGGTGATCCGCGTCGATCTTAGCCCTCATTTTCAAAACGTGTTCTTTGGATCGCTCGTTAGATTCCGTCACCAATTTATCTAAGGGGTTTACACCTTGGTCAACCACTGAAGCTCCTTTTGGTTTGCGTACACGATCAATAACGTCACTTACTGCTTTTTTTGCTGATTTGAAACCTGTCATTCTCGGACTCCCCTACCTGTTCGTCATGTTCATGAGCTTCAGATACGTATCCAAAGCGCGTTGTTTATCCTTCCTGTCAGAAGCCACGGTGAACTCCTGTTCCTGCAAATCCCCTGGTTTTAAAACGCCGTCCAGTCCCTTGGGTATGAAATCGAATCCGTCATTCTCCAGCGTCAACCTTGCCAGGGTTCTTGCAGCCTCCATGGAGACATCCTTGGAAGGCGGATAGAGGTTCATCATGTGCAGAAGACCATACACCAACTCCAGGCTAGTTACCTCTGGTAGCACATCCAGGTCGGAGTCAGGCATATCCCCGTTCAGGATGTCAATGGCGTGCATCATGAAGATGATGTCGTCATAGAACCGATCAGGGTCCTCCTCCATTGTCCGTAGTAACCGTAACTTGGCAATCAGCAGCGGAGTTACCGAAAACGGAGCGAACTCTGACACCCAGGTCTCTATCTCAAAGTCGTTCCACCCAGGGCCAAACACGTTGGCCAGGTGGTTACGCAGATGATACAGCGACCTGTCTTCAAGAGAAGGGTTCGTGTAGCGTTCAGCTTCGTTCAAGCGTACCTCGCTACAATAGCCTTCAGGTCGGATGGCAAAGATTCCAAAACAGCTTTGGCGGTAGCAGGGTCACCGGTAAGTTCCTTGACAACGTCCGCCCCGAGTACGTCGGTCAGATCAGGGGCAATACTCATCACCCTCTCGATCGACACTGTTTTACCGCCCAAGGACACTTTCATCGCTGAAGCCACTGCAGCCACCTTCGTTAGTACACACTCTTCAAAGAAATCCATTCCCATTAAACCAGCCTTCTTGTCCAAAGCTGCTACGGCGTTACCTATCGCTACTATCCCATGACGGGTCGTCTCTGGAGTCTCCAAGTGAGTCAGCACTTGGGCTATTTTCCCAAATTCTTCGTTTCCGGTGATCCGTAAGCGACATTCCAGGTTACGTACCGCAGCCTCTTTGTCCAGGAAACCTACGCCGGCATGCCGGAGGACTTTCTCGGAAGAGATGGAGTCCCCGTAGGATGCGTACAGCGCCTGGCACTGGCTGGCCACTTTCTCAATATCGACCATCTGGTCGAGCCTTTCTTCAAGGACGCGCTCAGCAAGCGTTAGCTCCTGTGCAGCCTCCTTGGTCAACCCGGTACCAGAAGCGTCGCCCTGATAACGAGAATGCAGTGAATCTGTGTATTCTTTCACCTGTCCCCCCAACCCGTACAGCTCAACTGCACGGTTAACTTGGGCGATCTTCTCCAGGCCTACTGGGCAGGATTCTACACCAGGAAGCTTGGCGTACTCAATAGCCACGGCCGACAACAGGGTGGTCTCCTTGTCAGAAGTCAGGTATGGCTCCTGTACCTTGGCGGTCTTTACCATGTCGTAAAGCTCTGGCAGTAGACCGAGCAGAGGCTTGATGTGGTGTACGTGGGACATTGTCAGAGGTCTCCGAAGGCACCGCGGATTACGAGGTGGTCGTCTTGGTTGAAGAGCTGAGGAGCTGCGTTGATCATGAACGGGGACATGGCCGGGATGGCTTCTCCCATCTCTTTTCTGTGAGCCAGGATCTTGGCTTTATGGGCCTTCAGGGCATCCAGGTGCAGGTTGTTGGACATGAGCAGGGCGTTGATGTAGGGGTTAGGATCTTTCTCTTCCCGGATACTGCGTAGGGAAGCGCGGATGTTGTTATCGTAGGTCCTGTCTGCCTTGGCGCGTCGTACCGCCGATACACCGGACACACCAGCTCCCAGGATCCCAGCAAGGATAAGAGGGTTACGACGAAAGGCCGCGTAGGCCTTCAGGGTGCCGGCCAGTCCAAGTTGTTTGGCACCAGGGCCGTGCAACACCGATGGGTCTCGGAGAAGGTCGAATGCACCCCCCATGGCAACTGCACCAAGACCCCCGACCAAGGTATTCCCCACAACGCCAGCGGCAACCCTGGCAGGCGGTATAGAAGTGTTGATGGTTGTCTTGTAGGGATCTTCGTTTTCCATCCTGGCATACTGCTTCAGCATCTCCACCTTCTCGGCATGAGGGATGGCGATCATGGCGTTGCTTTCCAGCATGGTACGGAGGTTATGGTACGGACGACCTTGGGACTGGGCCATCAACAGGCCGCGGGCCATATCAATCGCTTCTTTGCGCTGGTCTCTTGTAAGTTCGCCGGCCATCAGGTAATCCAGGTAGGTATCTCGTACAGCTATTTTAACACTCTGCCTCCGCAAGGCAACTTTTTTTGGGAGGTACGGGCGGTCCGGACCGGGACCCAGGGCGGGGGATAAGGATTTGTCCACATTTGATACACTTTCACCCCTTAGGTGGGATCTGGTCCAGGGGTGGTCCAGGGGTGGTCCACCCTGGGCCAAGGTGGTCCACCTAGTGTTTCCTTTTTAGTTTCAATAACTTAGAGGTTAGTGAACACTAACTGGTCCAGGTGGTCCACCTAAACTGACAAAAATACCTACCGTGGACATTTTGTCGTTGACCCATCGGTCCAACTTTTCACGCCGAAACATATACTCCCTGAAGGCTTGGGGGCCTATAAATATAAATATATATTAAATTTTAATGTATAAGTATATGGCGTGCTCCTTGGGCCAGCCTGACGACTTATATGTATTCCGACTTCGACCCGGTCCAGGTGGTCCACCTCAAAATGTCCACGGTGGGTATTTTTTTGGATTTGGGTGGACCACCTGGACCAGTTAGTGTCCACTAACCTCTAAGTTGTTGAAACCAAAAAGGAAAAGGGGTAGTGACAAAAAATGTCACAGGTGGACCACCCCTGGACCACCCCTGGACCAGATCCCACCTAAGGGGTGAAAGTGTATCAAATGTGGACAAGACCCTACAAAAAAAGAGGCCATAAGGCCCCTTTCTTTATCAGAGAGTCTACTTAATTATTCAGCAGAGCTCTCTGGTTTTGCATCAGCCTCTTCTTTTTTCAGAGAGGCTTGCTTCTCAACCTGTTCTTCCATCGCATGGAACGTGGCAACGAGGTCTTGGTCCGACATCCTCACCATATTTTCGTACATTAGTTGCTGGCAGAGATCCTTCACAAATTCTGCGGAGGCATTGTCCAACATTTTGAGTACACCTTGCGTGATGGCCACACGTGCTGTTGCTTTCAGAGCGAGTGGTCGTTGGTTTTGGTCGTTCGACATTTTTTTCACCTTAGGTTGGTTTGATTCTTCGCCATGCCTCTTGTACGGTGAGCGCTTGTGTCACACAATCGTCAAGAGCGTTGTGGTACGTGCCCTTACGGACAGAGTTCTTGTACTTCCCCCCAAACACAAAGGTCTCGAGGGTGCGTACGTCCATGAAGTCCCAGAATGGCATAGGAAAGTCCCTGTCGTTCGAGGATGATTTCATGGCGCGAACCCCGGTGTTCCGGTACGCGTGTGCAAGCATATCAATATCGAAGTTGGGAGCGCAAGCCCAGGCCTTGCCCCCCTTGCAGTTTTTCAGGATCCAGTCCCATAACTCATCCAACGCCTGTGGGAGGTGCACCTTCTCCGGGTGCCCAATAATCTGGGCGTAGGCTTCTGCCTTGTCCGGCTTACTCCACCATGCCACCGTGCTCTCCTCAACCAGCCTCCCTACTTGGGTCTCCTTATGAAGCACCCGATAGAACGTAGGACAGGCGTAGCCCCCATCCTTGTCGATCAGGCTTTCTTGTTCCCCCAGCGGGTCGAACGCGATGGCTCCTATGCTCAGGATCACCGCGTTATCCTTCGTACCCAGGGTTTCCAGGTCAATCATGAGGTCCGTCCTGGACCCCTTCTTGTGGTAGCTACCAAGTTCAAGCATTGACTATCTCCGCTAGTTTCTCTTCGTCTTCACCCACCTTCGTGAGCCCCTCGTTATCACTCGTCCCATGTCCTCGGGTGGCGTACTCCGCTATCCTTCTCAGCTCATCCGGAGCCTTGTTCAGGTCGAACCTGGATAGCCTCTTCCTCGATCCATGCACCCGGTATCTTCCTGTGGACTCGAAATAGCTGGACTCCTGCATCAGCGTCTTGATCGAGTTGAAGGAATGGTTGTACTGCCTTCCGGTAAACCGATACCTGGCCATTACCCTGGCGTGCATATCACTCATCCAGATGTAGATCTTGCTGTCGTCCACGACGATATGCTCTTCCGACAGGATGGACCTTTCCGAAGTCAGGGATGACAACAGGGTCTCCCAGAAGTCTTGAAGGATATCTCCCTCTTGCTGGTCTACCACATCTGCCTTGATATGAGCGTACATGTCTTTCTCCAGGTCTATATACTCCGGGAAGTACGCATCTCTCAGCTCCTGCGCCATCAGCATGACTACCGACCATACGTTGGCCGTCCTCTTGCTGCAGCGTGTAGCCTCCGAGATACCTTGACAGGTTCTCCGACGCTTGGCGATAACCTCCTCCGGGTCCCTGCGAGACGCTTCCAGTATCCAGAACAGCCCCACACTGGTAGAGCTCCCTGTATCCGAAGCAGAGTTCAGCCAGTGGTAGGTGTCGTCCTCGCCATTCTTCGCTTCGGGAATACGGACAGGGATAAGCCTGGACCGTAGCGCGGGGTCATCGGGGATGTCCTCTCCATTCAGCATGAAGTTGGCACGTACCTTGACCTCTACCACTTTCCCGACTCCTTCCCGTGATCCCATGGTCCTACCGGTTCGGTTGTACCAACCCCGGAACTTGGAGAAGTACTCCTTGGACTCCCCATCGTTTCTCATGTCGTCGATAGACATCGGCAAGGAGGAGTAGTAGCTGGCCTTTCTTTCCATACCCACACCGCTACCCATGTTACTGATGTTGGTGCTGCCCAGCTCCCCCATCCCATACAGGTTTTGCACCCATTTGTTGATCGTGGATTTACCTCGCCCGTGCTTTCCCCACATATAGAGAATGGGGAACTCCCCCAGCTCCCCGAAGAACACGTCGGAGTATGCGTTGGCCCTGGACCAGCCCATGAATATCATGGTCATCAGCATGTTCCCCCCGAAGTTCTCCGAGAACTTGGAAATGAACATCTTCGTCAGGTCCTTGTAGTCCTGGTCCGAGTTCAGGATACGCATCACCGGTAGCCCCTCTCCATGAGAAGCGTCTTCCAGTTGCGAGGCGGCCTTGATACCAATGGAGTTCCCATTGATCCAGAAGATGTCGTCTTCGTCCTTGTTTCCCATCAGGATGTTTCCGCCAGGTTCAATCACACAGTTCTTGAACACCCATACCCTGAACTCCTTGGTCTTCACGAAGCCACAGTAATCCAGCAGGTGAACCAGGTGGTACGGGGTGGTGTTGAACAAGAACGACCATAGGTCCCGCAGGTCTTTCTCGGTACCCATGAACGTGCCATCTACTGAGTCCGCCACTGCGATCTCGAACATATGCTTTGATACCTTGATCTCCGAGGTGATCTCCACTTCCGAGCTGAAGCCGGCCTGGTGAATGACGCGGATCAATCGTATCCTACCAGCACTACGGCTCAGGAAGATCACTGACATCCTCATGATGAAATCCGTCAACTGCTCATCGTAAGTAACCCCGTCTTTTCCGGGTTTCCTCCGGTAGTAGCATCCGTTCTTCTCGATGATCGAGGAGTTTTCAATGGAGCGTTCCCCAGTGGTTGACTCCTTGGTGGTGTTGGCGCTGACGTAGTGCTCCAGGGCATACGTGATCGTCCCACCTTTCTTTAGGTACTGGTCGATGTCCTTTTCTTCCTGTGGAGGGCGGATATGGGTACAGGCAGGTAGACCACTGCTCTGCAACAGAACTGTGATCTGATCCCTGTACTTGTCCCCCGCTCCACCAACTCCATCGCTGTCGAATGCGGTGGTCACCTCGATCTTCTTTTTGCTGGTGGTGAGGAACCCACGAAGGAACGATAGCTGGTCTTTCCCGATCGACCCATTCGTACCGATTACCCCGCCATCCCAGTCAGATTCCAGGACGCTGATCACATCGTTCTCACCCTCAACGATCATCAGCTTGGTGTGCTTGTCCAGGTCACTCTGGTTATAAAACATCGAGCCATCGGACCAATACTCTTTCCGTTGCTGGAAGGAGAGGTTCTTGGTCGGGTCCTTCATGGTGAACCGTACTGCGTTCTTCCGATAGGTAAACGGGTAGATGAACATTGGCTTGGAGAACAGGTCCCCGGTCTTCTTTCCGTTCAGGAGCCCCGTAGTCTCGATGGCCGCATGGTCATACCCGAGAGAAAGGAAGTGCTGCATCAGGACGTTCCCACCCCCCGTCCAGCCTACCTTCATTCTCTTCAGGGTATCCAGTCGATGCCCACGTACCTCGATCTGATACTTTATAGGCGTACGCCCGTCCAGCTCAGGATACGTACGGGTATCTGTGAGCAAGCAGTCGTGGTAGAAGTCCATCGCCATGTTCCGCAAGGCCTGAGTGATGCTACCGGATCTCTTCGGGAGTTCCATGGCGAAGTCTTTTGCAAGGGCCTCGCATGCCTGGTACGCATCTGCTTCGGGGTCCAGATTGTTGAGATGTAGGTACAGGTCGATGACGGTGCCGCCTTCGTTGCAGCTAAAGCAGTGGTATCTGTCATAGGCCCCCTTCTCATCGTTCAAGGAGGCAGACCCATCTGCTTCATACACCGTGAACGCATCGTTATGGTGCCCCAGCGGGCAAGGGTTCACCCGCATGGCGGACCCCACGTTCAGTACTTCCGCATCCGGGCAGTACTTCTCTACCGCTTGCAGCATACGGACATTCTGTTTTACGAGGGTGAAAGGGTCTTGTTCTGGTCTGACTTTTGTCATAGGGTAACCTCAGTGGATAAAAAAGCCGGACTAGCCGGCTTAGTCAACATGATCGTGCGGATTCCGTCAGGTTCCGGTGCTTCCGAACCCGTTTTCCCCACGATCGGAAGGACTCGGGAAGGAATCCACAACGTCCCATTCTGCTTGTACCACACTTTGGAAAACCATTTGAGCGATGCGATCACCCGGCTGGATCACAATAGGATCAGCCAAGGCCCCACCCATCATGGCCCCAATAAGAGAGAGGTCCCCCGAGAACGGGCGTCTCCAGAGAACGATCTGTATCTCTCCCTGGTAATCAGAGTCGATAACCCCGGTCAGGTTACCCAGTACCACTCCTCTGCTTCCCAACCCTGATCGTGGATAGATCGTGCCTACCACCCCAGGGTTGCCGATGCTTATTGCGATACCTGAAGGAACCACAACCTGGTCACCTGGGCTGAGCGTGATCGGGGAGTTAATGGCCGCTACCAGGTCAATGCCCGCAGCTCCTGGTGTTTGGTAGGAGGGCAGCGCCCACAGGCCGGATTTGAAACGTGAATCAATAGGTTTTATGGCGATTTTCATGCTAGTGTCCTCAATCTCTTTTGTAGGGAGTCCTGCTCTTCTCGCAGGTTCTTCAGGGCCCTGTCTTCCCACAGGCTGCTCCCGATCTCTGTTTTGAATATCCTGCCACCTCCGTCGAGAAAGTTCAACAAGTCATTCACCGTTCTTTTTCTCTCGATCAGGAACATCTTCAGGATATCTTTTTTCGTAAACATGTCCATGGCACTTTTTGTGTGCATGTAGTACATAAAGTACTCAGACTCCAACCCAAAACAATACTCCAGGTATTCCTCTCTTGGCGCCCCGAGAACTGAGGCGTCCGCGTCGAGACATACATCGAGCATCGGCGGGTGGGTATTCAAAAGCGGGTTTTCTGTAGCCAGGATAGCCTTGTGGGCGTTCTCCAGTGGCCTGGAGGGAAACACCATGAGTCCAGTAATCGGATCCATGAAAGCCCCTACGTGCTTGGCGTATAGCTCCGCGCTAAGTCTCTCGTTCTCCCCGCTTCCAGGAATCAGGATTGCGTCATGGTACCACGCAAAGTCCACCATCCAGTGTGGCAGGGTATCGGAGACTGACAACATCTTCATTATTTTTATGAGTTGGGCAGGGTGGTCTATACCATGGTGTTGCCTCCATGGTGCCAGGTACCCTTGCATTACTTCGGAGAGTGGGGATTGCCGCATTTTCTCAAAAGCTCTGCACTCTGCTTCATGACGGGTTGTAACAGGCCCGCTATGGAGTTCTTGTCCCTTGGTTTCCGGTGTTTCGAGCATACATCCCGATAATCGCAGTACGACGTGCATAAGAAGTTTTTCTCGGCCTTGAACATGCCATCCCGATAGACTTTATCTACTGCATTAAACAGTCGTCCGAGAAGGTTGTTCCGGATCCTTGTCCTGAGTTCCTCGTTTCCATACACCGAGCCCATTTTTACCTCCATGGCTTCTATGAAGTGAATCCCCGTTGTCAGGGACTTTACTTCCGGGTACTTCGCAACCACCAGCGTTCCGTATGACTCTAGCTGGAACTCGTGGTTTCGTATACCCCAATCCGGGTTCCCGCCCAGCTTGTGGTCCATCAGGATCCTGTCTTTGTTCGTTAGCAGGATCTGCAGGTCGATCTTGGAGCGGAACATCGCGTTTCTACTGGAGAAATCCACAGGGTTCCAATCCTTGTCTACCGCAACCTCGTCTTCTGCCAGGATACCCTCCACGTCATGCTTCCTCTTGAAAGAGGCGATACGGGAGGAGAACTCTCTGATGGATACTTCGAGGGGATCAATCAGGTGCGTGTGGTCCTTGAATTGTTCCTTGTTATAGCCGGCCAGGTCCATTGCTTCATGGAACCCGACCTCTTTGGTAATGACATGATCCAGAACTTCGTGGGCGAGCTTCCCCACATCAGTACGGATGGAGTCCTCCTGCATGACCGCCTCTACCAGTTCTTCCATGTCCTGTACCTTGATAATGTACTTAAGGTAAAAAGCCAACGGACAGGAGTTCAAGGTTTTGTATTTGGATACCGACCACGGGGACATTCCGTCTACGGAAAAATCCACCCGGTCACTCCCGATGATGTCCTCGGCGCGTGCCTGTATGGCACTAATGAATTTTTCTTGGAGGTCCATTGAGGGTCCCTTGTGGTATGCGTTTTCGAATGGTAGCCAAGCCTTCTTCATCAAAGGCCTCTGGCTCTGTTTCCAGCCAGCAGATCTCCTTCTCCAGGAGTACCCGAATGTCTTTCTCTTCCGTGTCTTCTTCCCCTACGCACGAGAGCCATGCTTTCAAGGCACCTGGTGCGTTAAGCAGAAGACGAAGGTACGCTGACCTCACCTCTCTGCAGGGGGAGACTACATAAGTGATGGAAGACTTGTAGATCTTCATTACCGGGGGAAGTTCTGCTGGTTCCGCTATCATGACAACGAAGTCATCTACCGCTTCCACAAAGGGGGCGGCAGGCATCATGGCCAGTAGGTAGTCTTCGGTATCGTCCAGTATGATCGAAGTAACGCGGTCGTACGCCGACCCGTTACGAAAAGAGACGTCCTCCACTCTTGGGAGGGCGTAGGGCCCCTCCTCTCCGGGGTTTCCTGATTGGTTGCCTGTCAGGTAATGAAAGGCTTCCACAGTAAACTTCCAGCGGGAGAGGCTCATGGGTTACACCTCGTAACGTACGGAGGCGTCTTCCCGTTCTACCACTTCCGCAGTTCCTTCAATGACGATGTCACCAGGATTGCGGTGGCTGTCATCCCCGATACGGGTAGCGCCAGACTTGTTTTCCAGGGACATGGTAGCACGACGTTCTACACCCGCCTGGAAAGCTTCCAGTTGGTGACGACGGCTCTCTCCAGAGTAGCTGAACAGCTCTCGCAGGAACGCTTCGACATCAGGTGACAAGGTGAAGGAACCTGGCGCAGAGAAGGAGACGCTGGTCAGGAACACGTTCTTGTTCTCCGGATGGCGGGAAGCTTCCACGGTGTAGGAGCGACGGTAGATGTGGGTCTTGGTAGACTTCACAAGCTTCTCGAAGTTCATGCCACCACGATACCCGGTCTTGCTGAAGTTGATCAGGAAGATATCGGACAGGTCAGCCTTGATGACTAGGAACTTGAGACTCTTGGTGCAAGGCACCTTATTGTTCTCTTCGTTCCACTGGGAGAACTGGCAGGTACGGCAGTCACCATACTTCCAGCCTGTGATACCATCAGGGCTTTCGCAGAGGCGGCGATCACTTCCGAGGTCTTCCGGCCACAGGTCACGGGTAGTCCAGATACGTAGAGGGACCACGTCCATGGTTTTGAGCACTTCATTGCTAAGGACGAAGTCACCGGGCTTGCACGACGGAAGGGTATCCGTGTTAGTGGTGGCCTGTACCAGCTTCAGCATACTCGGGTGCCACTGGATTGGCTTGTCGCCCACACCTTCAATCACTTCTCCCATCCTGGCAAGCAGGGCAAGAGCGTTAGCACGTAGGGTGGCGTCCTGGATGGCTTCAGCAGCCGTTGTCATTTGTGGGGTTACGATGTCAGTCATCTTTGTTATCTCTTTGTGAGTTACAGTTTTGGCAGTTTTTACAACCGCCGGAAGTCAGAACCTCGGTCTCCCCATTTTCAACGAGGGCACCCAGCTCTTCTTTGGAGACGCCCCAGTCTTTCTGGATGCGTTTAGGAACCTCCCCAGAAGCCAAGAAGCTTTCTAGTTCAGTTCCGGTAAGCACGATACGGCTGGTCTTCTCCATAAAGGTTATACCCTGTTATTGTCTTGTTGTGAAGGCGTGGAGGTTTTCAAGGCAGTCAGGTCAGCTACCTGGATACGAAGCAGTGAGCCTACTTCCTGGGGTATGAACGCCCCACGTTTCGGGGAGTTTCTGTCCAGCACGCACTTGAGCAGCGCGTCCATGGCGTCTTCCATCTCCTTGCTGTCTTCTTCTGTACGGAAGTCCATCTCGTAGAAGCTTCCGTCTTTCTGGTAGCTGATCTGCACATCAATCTTTGCTTTACCCATGGAGCATTTCCCCTGTATGTGGTCTTTGTATGAATCAAAAAAAGCCTTCCTGGCTAGTACGAAAGCAATACTACCCGGTTTTAATCGGGCAGTCTACCTTCGTGTTTTGTCCAATCCCGCAGGGCCTTTCTTATCCCCCGGTCGAAATCATCTTCTCTTGTGCAGGAGAGTTCGGACAGGTAATCTTCTGCGTCTCCCGCGGACGAGAGCATCGCCCCCGCAGCGAAGTCATACCCACGCTGGAACTCCTTGCTCTCCTCCATCACTTTTTCTACCCGGGCTTTCCACCATTCCAGGGTTTTACCGACGAGTCTCAACATACCTAGCTGAACTCCCCTACCATGCAATCCCAGGTTCCATTCCCATTTTTAATACAGTACCCGTCTTCCTCCACTCGGTGTCTAACGAGGTTATTAGGTCCGGGGCTTGCGTGGTTTCTTTTGAGGAAGTCCTCATAGGACCGATACCCTAGCACACTCCCCTCCTCCCTCCACTTTTTCTCCAGGTCCTCTGGAGAGTGGGGGTGAGATCGTTCTGTAATCGTAGACATCATCTCCGAGTACTCTATCTTGTCATCGTACTCGTTGTAGATCACCCCTGCTTTCAATAGGGGTTTCCAGTCCTCCAGGTCGTGTACTCCCATCTTCGGGTACACGTGCAAGCTGAAGCACCACCCCCAGCTACTCTTCCCGATATGAATACTGTCTGGCTTGTTCCTACATTCGTCCGACAGGTCCTCCAGTTTCTCCATCACTTCCCTGGACATTCCGGCGTCAGGCTTCAGGTAGTAATTTGTTCCCATCTTCTCTCCTTTTGGAAAGTTGGTATTCCAGTTGTTTTATCCTCGTACGAAGGCGAAATACCTTCGCACGAAGCTCATACACCTCAGTTGGAGTCCAGTCAGCTCCGCATGCGCACTCACTATCGCTCCTCGCTGCGCAGACGCAGTCTGTACCAGGTATGTAACGAGGGTGGGTCACGTAGTCCCTGGCTCAAGAGTCTTCAGCATCCTGAATGCCTCCTTCATCTTCTCTACCTGGAGACAGGCCCGTTTGAGGTGAGCCTCCTCTTCTTCCAGTTGTTTCCCCAGTCCCCTGACCCCATCGTGGGTGACGGGGAGACCCGCGCAGACGAGGCTGAGGTCTTCCAGGATAAGGTAGAGGGCGTGGTTGTCCCGATCGAGGTTCCCCATCAACCAGTTAACCATTGCGGCTTTCTCCGACTGCAGCTTTTTGATGGTAGCAGCCTGGGTAACTTCTGCTGGTGCTTTCTTCTTCATGCTCGTTTCCTCTTGTTAAAGTTTTGGCTCCGTTTCGACCATCGGTGGAGCCAGGCCGCATGAGACTACCAGTGGTCTGGCAGATTACTCCCTAGCTCGCACACCAAGGGTGTGCCGCCTCGGTTCGTCCCCCACCTGCCATAGTTATCGGGACTTTTCAATCATTACGAACACTACCACAACCAGGGCACCAAGGATACAGTGTATCCCGTCCGCCAGCAGCTCCATGTCTCCTCCTGGGAGCAGGTTCCACCCGAAGTGGTTTCCAATCAGCACGCCGTACACGATACACCCCAGGGCGAGCAGTATCGTGGGCCCGTGCTTTCCCTTACCCACCCTGCTTCTTCCTGGCGTCTGAGCAGACACGACTCCAGTAGTCCACACCCTCATCGGTGTTGGACCAGGTGAACGCGCTGTTCACCACCTCTCCCACATCCAGGAACCTGCCCGAGTGGGAGGTGCTCTTGTGTACCCGGTAGATGATATTCTCCAGGGTTCCGTTCGGGTTACCCATCTCCTCAATGTTTTTCAGGAGCTTGGAGTATTCCTGCTCAGTGAGCACCTCCCGCACCTCCTGCAGCCCCTTCTCGTAGATGGACACTGGGGATACGTAGGTACCCGACAGCATATCCGCTACCAGGTTTCCTATCTCGTCTTGTGTCCTGCATGCTTTCTCTCCATCTCCGTTATGGAACTTGGTCAGGTGACCAAAGCCTCTCACCTCGAGGATGAGGGTGTTCTCGGCGTCCGTTATCCTTCCTGAGTCCCTGTCGTACTTGAATGGCCCCTCAAACGCGCCTACCAGGCAGGTTCTCTCGCTCATCTTTCACCTCTCAGAGTTTGTTGTACAAGTTCCAGCTCCTTCGCTGCTTCCTTGGGGTCACAGCCGTTATTCAACCAGGAGATTGTGCACTCCAGGCTGGTCAGGGCTTTTAGCACCCTCATGGTTTCTTCTGGTATTTCCCAGAGGGGGTATACCATGGTTCCGTACTTGAAGTTACACCCCATGTAGCATCTCGGCTTCCCGCCTTCCCAACTATGGAAAGGACGGGCACTCCAGAGACCTTCCTCGACCTGCTTAACTTTGACGAGAGCCCCTGGATACAGATTTGGAAGCCTTATCGGTTCCTCCGGAGCTTCCATCTTGGGCCGAGAGAAGAAGAGACGCTGCTCGTCTTTTGGCTGGATACAAGAGTACGCAGCTACCCGGACCCCGGCGGAGTCCTTTACGTAGATAATCCCTCCAAGGATTTTGTCTACTGTGACGTAGCCCCACCTGTCACCTGACCACAGTTTTTCTCCGGGTTTGCACCCGCTAAAGTCGTTTGTATTACCCATTGTTGAGGTCCTCTTGTTTCTCATAGATTTCAAGGATCATCTTCCGGTCTCGTGCGGAGAGCCGGCTGGTACCGTTTCTTATCTTGTAGTACGCCAGGTCCAGTTTCTTCTTCTGGAGCTCTGCATAAGAGTCGATGTTCAGCCTCGGTACCTTCCCTCTGACGGATTCCTCTTTGGCCATAGCGGTAGCAACCCAGTCCGGTCCCGTTGCGCAGTCTCTAATCCGCTGCCTCTTCCTCTTGGCACTCACCCTTGGTCTCTCCTTTCCGTACACACAAGTTCCAGTCTTCCCCACGTGGGAGGCCAGGCTTGTTATCGTTTCTGGTATTGTGAGTTTCATGACTCCCCCTCGCAACTAAATTCACGTTCCCAGGTGACAACGTCCCCATCTATCCACCACGCCTCACCATACTTGTTATGGTGGTCGGGTAGTTTGTGGACGTCTTCTTTCTCGTGGTTTTCCGTCGGTATCTTCAGGAGTACCGTTCTCCCCGTTTTCATCCCCCACGCCAGCGCGGCTGAAACCGTGTCAAACCCACGTACCGGGCTCTTGATGCAGCCAGACTCCCGGTATCTCTTCGCTTTACGAGGAGTGGTAACGTGGTATAGGAACTCCGGTTTCGTCATGGCACCTCCACGCCGGAGAGCCCCAGGCTAAAAATTTTGGAGACACAGTACAGGATCCCCAGGAATGTTATCAGCAACAGTACGTTGTCTGCGTCGGATAGGTGGGAGTCTTCCTTCGGCGGCCAGTCTTTCACACGGTTCTCCTCTGGTTAAAAATAAAGGGTTCTTTACAATAGGCTTATACCAAGTTCGGCGACAAAAAAGAAACCCCGCTTTTAGGCGGGGTTCCAGCACCCTGTTGTACGGGTTACCCTCGGCGGTACGCGCCGAGTGTGTAGTACCCGATTCCTGCATCGGGTACATACACCAGCTCCCAAAGGTAGGTGTTGGTTCCGAACGGGACCTTGAGCAAGTCTTCCTTCAGACTTTCAACAGTGCCTTCCGGCATGCCACCCTTCCGTAGTTCGCTGTCCATTGCTCCTACCAACAACCCCCAGGAGGAGAGCATCTTGGAAGCCGCAGCTCTCATCAATGCCGCCCCGTCGGTGGGGTCCACATTGTTGAACAGCCCCTTCACAATCTCCTTCTTGAGGAGCTCCACGAACTGGATAGCACAGGGCCCTGCGTCCCGGCGGAAGGTTCCCACGAACATGGTAGGGCGAGCTACCGGTGCAGGTGGGACGTAGGTGAGGACGCTATCGTCCATCCCGTCAAGAACCACAAGCGTTTCCTGGGACACCCCAGGTACCTCAAAGATTTCTACCGTGTTTCCGTCCTCCTCGTAGAAGAAGTCTTCATCCAGATCGTCATCCGCGACTTTCCTGGCCAAGGCCGCGCTGGGAGCCAGGACGAAAACAGTTCTGGAGGTACTCCGGGAGAACCATGCGGTACCACAGCATTCGTCCCCGTACACAATCAGGGCCAAAAACAGTTTCATAGGTTGTTGGTTGTTACACATTTGCATTTTCCTCGTATTTGCCTTACATTAAGGGTCAGTGTTTACTAACCCGTGGATTCCCGTGAACTTATCCTATTACTACGACTCCATCTGCAAGCAGCCTCTCCTGTCACGGGACGAAGAAGAAGCCCTGTTCAACGTGGTCCGAGATACCACTGACCTCTACTCCGATAAGGAGAAGGCGGCAGCCAGGGACCGTATCATAACCGCTAACCTGAGGTTCGTCTTCCAGAAAGCCAAGGAGAAATCCAAGTCAGATCCGGAGATGTTCGAAGTGCTCATCGCTGCGGGAAACGAAGGGCTGTTGAAAGCCTTTCGAAAGTTCAATCCGGACAGAGGAATACGATTTCTATCCTACGCCGGATGGTGGGTGCTTCAGACGCAGTTGAAGGAGATGTCCCTCATGCGCATCGTAGCCCTACCCATTTGGAAACAGCAGCTTGCTGCCAAGATAGCCAGGATACAACTGGACTCGGAAGACCAGGTTCCTATTGATAAGCTGTGCGAGATATTCCCAGAACACAGCCGTTCAGTTGTGGAGGAGCTTTCTTCCACCAAGTACCTCACCTACTACTTTGAGGATTTCATGGAGGACAACTCCACGTTCGAGGAGGAGTACGCCTCGTACCTGCAGGAGGAATCCGAAGACCTCTCCTCTCTCTGCATGAAGCTCCCGCATCCCTGTGGGATGGTCCTTATTATGTACTTCGGACTGCACGACGGAATCCGCCGCGGAACAAAATACGTTTCTGCCTCTTTGGGCATTTCAGTAGATGAGGTAAAGAAAGCGAGGAAGAAAGGGCTGGCTATCCTGCACCATTTACTCTGTTAACGTCCCGGTGTTTTAACCGGCCAGAGATCCCAATTCATCAGGCTCACCGAGCTACCTCTCATCGTGTTTCAACCGCATCCAGCAACCACTTCGGCAACAACTTGCTGTTCTTTCGAAGGTACGCCGGAAAGCGGCTGTCTAACAGATATGTTACCCCGAAGTCATCGGGTCCCCTGTTTATCCTACCCGTCATCTGACCGAAAGCAATCAGTGACTGGTAGTTATACCATTGAAAGTCCTTTTTCGACATCCTTGATACAAACGGGTCTTCCATCCCTGGGTACGGCACACGAATGATCGCCTGCCATCGCGCCCTATCGTATTTCATATCAACACCCTGCTGACACACTGGGGAGATAAAAACCGAGTTCTCCGTACACTGGTAGAACTTGTCCAGTTGAACCTGGAAGTCCTCCGCTGAATGGGGTATTACCCGATCCCCCAGCTTCATCGCCAGGTCTCGAGCGATGTGGTACGACGGAGCGTGGATGAGTCCTTTGGTGTCCGGGTTCTCCTCCATCAACTCTTTCAGGTTGTTCACCAGGTCCAGGTACTCACTGGGGGTATCCCTCCAGGACCGGTGGCTGTTATCCGTCATCCACCTTTTGGACATCACTATAGGTCTTGTACCAACAGGGAACTCGGATGTGAGACGGATGAACGCAACCTCGTCTGGCTTCAACCCGAGCTTCCGACAGTAGTACTCCTTGTCGTAGATCGTTCCGGACATCAACAGTACCCGTTTCCCGTAGTCGAAGAACAGGTCTGCCGGCGCCTTCCCGAATGTCTCTGGGATGAACTGCACCTTCATCTGGGTGTCGTTAACCTCTTCCACGATCGTTAAGCGGTTTTTCAGGAAGGTGTCCTCCACCTCCAGCATGAAGGCGAGCTTCTCCAACCACTTCTCACGCTTCTCGGCGTCTGCTTCTCCCCCCATTCCGGTAGGTGCTACCCTGTCCTGAGAGAGGAACTCCACCCAGGCAGAAACCTCGTCCTCCTCTTCCGGAGCTCGAAACGGTAGGTTCTTCGGGTAGACGAAGGAGGAGGTAACAAACCCCCGGATCAACCCCTCCAGTTCGTGGGCCTCGTCGATAACCAGAAGTTCCCTTCCTCCGAAGTACTTCCCAAAGTAATTCTGGTAGAGGAAGCTGTGCAGGTTATGCACAATGATTGAATTCTGTATGGCAAAACGAATTGCGAATTCGAATGGGCAGTGCTCCTCTTCAGCCAGGGCGTCAGATCCTAGTAGGTCATACCGACAGGATTCGTACTTCGTCCTGTTCTTCTTCCCCCTCTTTACGCACCATCCTTTGGACACCGTCCGGAACTTATCCCACCCCAGCCACCCACCGAGATCCTGCCCTTCGGAAACTTCCTTGCACGCCTGATAGAAGGCGTCCGACTTCCCGTAGGTACAGGGGTAGTTACCCTTGCCCTGCATCATGGCCATCCCTTTGAAGTCGTCCAGGTATTGTCGCTGCAGGGCCTTCCGTGGTGTGAGGATGTGGGCGCTTCCGTAGGCTCTGGCCAGGGTTACCGCAATGGCGGATTTCCCGGAGCCTACCGGAGCTTCCAGAACCACGACTTTTGTCCCGGAGCTAAAAACTTTATCTATTGCCCGGATCACGTTGACCTGGCTCGGACGTGGAGCAGCTAAAGGAAAGAAGGACATTACGTCCCTCCTTCCTAGTTCTGGTAGGCCTGTCATAGTCGCCCCAACAGGAACAGCATCTGGAAGAACAACCAAATCCCTCCGAACATGATCGCAGGAACCCCAAATAACCAAAACAGGGTTGCGTTAAGTCGGTAGGCCTGACGGCGTCGATGGGACTCCTCCGGGTCGGCCGCGAGGCGCTCCAGAAAAGACATTCCATCATGGCTTTGCCGGCCGAGGGCCAGCAGCACTACAAAGAGGGCAAAGCCCCCCACTAGGATTAACAACGTCCAGCCAATGATGGCCATGATAATTCCCATAAAAAGCCTCCGGTAATTGGTTAGGAAAAACATAGCGAGATTTCTCCCGCTATGTTTCTTATACCACTTTCTTCGTCCGTTTCTTACTTGCCGGCTTCTTCTCGGGTTCCCCCCACTCTACGGGAGCTCCCCCGTCCTTGCGGAACCTCAACTCTTTTCCTACCACCTCTTTCATGAATGGGTGTACGTAAGACAGGTTCAGGATGCACTCCAGGTGGGTAGTCTCCAGGGCGCCAACAGGAACCCACTCCCGTACCACCCCGTTTCTGTAGGTCCCCCAATGGTAGGACTTTCGCAGTACTTCGAAGGGGGCATCCGAGTGTACAGACAACTCCTCCGGCGGAGCAGCGTCCGGGTACGACCGGCGTAGGTAATCGTTACCCCCATCCACCATGTACTCATGACCATTCTTATCCGTATAGGTCTGATAGTCATGACGGGTGTGAGATGTCAGGATCGTACCGTCCGGAGTCCTGATCCTATTAAGCACAATTTTCTTGGAAGCCATGTCAGCTCTCCTGTGTCAAGGTTACTCCTCTTTCGAGGAAGAATTCCCGTATGTCTTCCTTGTTCTGCATACAGGTATGCGTGTGTTTTTCGATAGGCAGATCTGCAGTCAACAGGTAGTACTCCGGAGAGAACCTCATGCCTATCCTGTGGCTACGGTCCTGTTGCTGTATGAACCGCTCCAGGCTGAACCCTATGCTGTAGAAGACATGAGTATACACGCTCGTGCTCAGGTCCGGTAGCGCCTGGCCTGTCTCCTTCTCCAGCTTGTCCGGAGTGGTACCGAGGATGGTTACCCCATAGTTCACACTCTGGCTTTGGCATACCAGGATGTCCAGCTCCTGGGTGTTGTTGAAACGTCGGATACTGTCTGAAGCGTTCTTCTCCTTCCCGGATACCACCGCGTACCGAAGACCAGCCTCATCCAGGGCCTTGCACAGGATCTCCTGTTCCGCGGTCATGGTGTACCACACCAGTACCTTGCGCCCTTTCAATTTCCCATTCAACAGGGAGAGCAGGACGTCCGCCTTGGGTTGCTCCGGGAAAAACAGTGTCTCTCGTTTTGCCCCCGTCTTCTCCCTTCTCTCAAAGGTAAACAGGTCGAAGGCGCTATCGTCGTCCGACAGGTAGACAAACCCACTCCCGAACTGCTTGAGCTTGCAGTCTCGGGTGAGAGGATTACCAACCTCCACCTTTCTTCCCTGTATAACGGTGAGGCTGTTTCTCTCCAGTTCATCGTACGCTTGTTTGACCCAGGATGGTACTTCCACGTCAATCATGAAGAACTGTTTGGCCGGCAACTTCAACCAGTCCTCTTTCCTCATGACGATGCTGCAGGAGCGCAGGATCCCCCGCACCTCGTCCTCGTCACGAAACCCAACGTCGAACCGTTTCTTCTTTTGCCCGGTTTTTCTCTCCAACTCCGCCTTCTTTTTCTTGGACATGTTGAAGACGCAGTACCGCTCCTTGAACTTGAAGAAGGAGTTCCCTACCAGGGAGGGCTCCATGATGTTCACGGGTGCGTATACGTCCAGCGGGGAGTTGTTGATCAGTGTCCCCGACATCAAGACAACCTGGGCTCCGGTGACCCGGACCAGGTCCGTGATTGCCTCCGTCCTGTTCGAGGTTGGGTCCTTTACCAAGGCCTCGTCCACTGCGATCAAGTCAGGGTTCAGTTGCTTCAGAACCTCCACCCCCGCTGCAGCCTGGGCGTACCCCACAGTGACGATGTCCGCCTCCAGCATCCCAGCCCAGTCAGCCTCTCGTTCCCGGAGTAGCTTCCGGAGCTCCCGGTTAAGCAGAGTGGAGTCTGCCCCCTCCTTTTTCAGCTTCTCCATTCTGGAAGCTTCCCTGGAGTCCCAGGTGATCGACTCAGGATGGAACAGGGTCTTGTCCGGGCGGTGGGTCTTCACTTCGTCTTCCCATACAAAGAGCAAGGGAACTGGGCAGATGACCAGGACCTTGCGGAAGTTCCCCAGGGCAGCGTAGTCCAGTACCACCTTGGTCTTCCCAAGTCCGGGATCCAGGAGCAGGCCTCCCCCATGGTTGGTGTATAGAAACTTCAGGGCGAGTTCCTGGTGTTCCAGGGGCGTGGTAAAATACTGAAAAGTCTCCGGTAGCTCCTTCAACTTGACACTACTTTTGTAGAGTGGGAGGACGTCCTCCGAGACGGTTACCCGCTGCCCGGAAGCCTTGAGTCGGGAGACCAGGTTATAGACCACGGACTCCTTGGGTTTTGCACAGTAACTTCTTGTTTTCATTGAGTAAAAAAACCCCGGGAACTCCTGGATGCAGGACAGGTCCCTGGGTGTGGAAATATCGGCTTCAACTAGCCCGGTTTCTTTGTTAAGATATAAGTGCATATGTTCCCCCTCTATAACTACAGGGCTTATACCCGGTTTAACTGATTATGTCGAATCCTGTACATGGTAACTTGTCCACCCCTCGGTTCCATACCACCCTGGATCCGTACTACGCTTCGGTGGACAACCGCCCCCTGAAAGACATCAATACTAACCTGGAGTTTGTAGCCAGGAGTACTGATGCCTCCCTGGATGGGGAGAAGGCCGCTGCCATCGCCCTTGGCTTTGTTGCTCGCGGATACGCCACTTCCGAGATGACGGTAGGCGTTCACTCGTACAACGACCCTGCCAACTTCGACCTTACCTTCGATCATGCGTTCCTTATTCAGCACAAGGCTGTTTCCATCGCGGATACCCGTCTGGTTCCCAAGATCGGCCTTTCCGTGGAAGGTACCCAACTTACCTTGAATCCTGCGATTACCGTAGGGACCTACAAGCTGTACTCCATTGACGCACGTATCACTACCCCGGATGCCTCGGTTCCTCACTACGACGCTACCAACCCTGCTTACGCAACCGTATCCCCCTTCGAGATTGGTGGGGTGGAGTTTGCCCTGATCGACGACGGGGAGGTACTCGACTCCATTCCTGCCTATCCCCCGACTCCGGTGGTAAGTGGGTGGACACGCCTCTGTGTTGCCCGTATCCCGCAGAGCGCCACCCTGCTCGACGAGGACTACTTCGTCTGGGACAACTACCGATACGACGGGGTCGCTTTCGGTTCTGGGGGCGGCGGACAATACGAGCTCAACGTGGATACCCGCGTGGTTGGCACTGCACCTTGGGGCACTTCCCCGAAGATGGTGGTTGCTGGCGGAAAGACTTATATCTACGACCTGCAGGTGGACGCGGATTTCGCGCAGGTGTACATCGACGGCGCGTTCCAGACTCCAAGCAGCTATGAGAACTCCGCTGGCACTATTGTGATAGACGATGAGTTGCCCAACGGTACCCGTGTCGACCTGCTTACTACCGCGGGTGGACGATACACTACTGGCAAGATCTGGGAGGATGTCCGTATAGCTGACCCTGGGGAGTCGGTGTTCAACTCCCTGCGTGTACGCCCGGATTTTGCGTCCTTGTACATCGATGGCCTGTACCAAGCCCGTACTACCTGGGAGGTGACTGGTTCCGACCAGGCTACCCTCAAGTCTCCGATTACCAAACGCTGCGTAATCGTCTTCTCGGAACGTAGCGCGGGTCTGGCGGATAACGAATACAACGTGCCCTCCGGGGGTAACACTGGGGATGTCCTGGCGAAGGTTACCGGGGCGGACTTCGACTACGCCTGGGTTGCTCCTACCGGGGGCGGGGCGTCGTTGCCTCCAGCGGACCCAGTCACCGACCTCGGAAAGGCCTTGGTCTATACCGGCCTCGATATGTCATACCAGCCTACCTACGAGTGGAGAACCGTCTCCGGGAACTCCACAGTATCCACAGGATTCTTGCATGAGGAGCTGGTACTCTCCACGCCAGCCCAAGTAGTGGCCACTACACGCCACCCGGGTAACGCCTTGATCTTCCTCGACGGAGCCTTCCAGGGCAAGCGCGGCACCGACTTCCAGGTAACCGACGGGGTCAATGCTATCGATTTCCTGGCGGTTATTCCTGCAGGATCAAAGATCAACGTCATCTACATCGACAACCTGGCCCTGGTTTCTACCCAGCGTCTGGAGACGGCTCTTTTGGCCCTGGTGAATTGCCAGGCCGCCGCCAGCAGGCCTAACGTCGTTGTCCACAACGCCTGCAACGCAGGAGACGGGATGTACATGGTTGGGTCGTATGTTTCCAGCGACATTGCGGTAAGCATGGACTACGGCCGTTCCTGGAACCGGTTTACTCCGACTTCCGGAACCGTACCGGACGAGATCGGCGGCATTACCCGCCTCCCCTCCGGAAGATTTATCGCGGTAGGAACAGCTGGGGTTTCCTACTCGGACGACCTGGGTGCCAACTGGACACAAAGTACTTTCGGCGCCCCGCTCCCAGCCAACACTAAACTGATGGCTGTTGTTTACAACACCGAGACCCTGAGCCTTATTTCCGTGGGGAGCAACGGGGTAGTTGCCTACAGCACCGACAGCGGTGCAACCTTTTCCTGGAACCAGATCAACGTCAACCTGGATCTGACTGATATTGAATTGGTGGAAGATGGGGCTAACGGACAGTGGGTAGTCACGGGTGTTGACGGAGCTGGGGTAGTTACTACGCACCTGTACCATTCCAGCGCGGACCCCTCGACGAATACCTGGACCGGGATACCGGACAGCACATTTTCCCCTACCACCTTTGGCACAGGGTTCACCAAGGTTGTCTCCAGTGGAGCCACCTGGGTAGTATCCAGCAAGAACGCCAAGATTCTCTACACGGTCAACCCAAGTGTTCCCACCGCCTGGGCAATGACCTACGAGATCACAAGGTCGGATGAAGCCACCGGGGTTGCGTATTTTGATGGCCTGTTCGCAGTTTTCTGCATGAACAACATTGCCGCAGTGTCTACTGACCTGGGCTCCAACTGGGATGAGTACATCCTGGGTAACGGGGATTCCAACGAGGTATTCACCGATATGCTAGTGGAAGGAACCAGTGCCACGATCCTGGGCGGGTTTGATACCGCTCGTTGTTTCAGCAAGATACGAAGATAACAGAGGTTTCTATGGAAAATCGGTATCTTGAAAAAATATTGAAAAACGCAGATAAGGACCCTAACATAGCTGGGTACGTATATCCGGAGGACGACTCTCGTAAACGAGTACCAATAAAGAATGCTACTGGAACCACTGTTGGGTTCTTAACCCCACGAGTTGAAAACGGGGCGTGGAGAGCCGGAGCTACTTACGTTGAACCTGAACACCGCGGAAATGGGTACGCCTCCTTGGCGCTAAAGGAGTTCTTTAAGGATAAAAAAGGGAGGGCGTACATTGAAGATACTAACGTAGCTAGTAGGAAAGCTTTTGAAAAAGCTGGATTTAAAGAGGTTCCAGGAAAGAAGATAGAGAAAGACTCTGAGGTACTGCACCTCATGACCAAGGGATAACATGATAGAGGCACGTCACTAACCATGAGAAAAATCGGTAACATCGTAGGAGGCATTGGAACTTCCGGGACTGGAAACGTAGGAGACATCCTGCGTAAGGTAGGAGAAGCGGCTGACGCATACGAGTGGGTTCCTCTTACCGAAGTGGTAGGTGGACTGGTGAACGGCACTACCGGTATCACCATTCCGAATGCCAGCGAAGATTTACTCTACGACGCCACTTCAGGGTTTCTCCATCGATTCAAGGTAAACGGGGTTGACGCCTTTACCGTCTCCGGGAGCGTGGCCTCGCTGGTAACTCTGTTCAGCCAGGTAAGTGGAGATGAGACCGCTGAGCTGTCTACTATCCGGGCTACCCACGCCTCTTTCAGCGGCACAGTACAAGAGCTCTCGGTTAACCGTGCGGAAGACTCCGGGTTTGATTTCCTGACCTGTGTTACCGACGCCGGCGGATCCCCCAACATCAGACTGTCCATTGATGGAACCGGGCAGCTTGCCTCTGACAAACCCACCATCGTTAACGGAGCGGACTACGCGGAGATGTTCGAGTGGGAAGACGGGAATCCTACTATGGAGGACCGCGTGGGAATGACCGTCTGTTTGTCCACCAGTTCTCCCGGAAAGATTCGGGTAGCTACCGCGTTTGACCCAGGCCACAAGGTCGTCGGAGCGATCTCCGGAAAGCCTACCAGTATCGGGAACGCCGAACCTCTTGGTTGGAAGGGTAAGTACCCACGTGACCTGTTTGGCCGGCAGGCGGGCCAGGACCCCGTGCCGGAGTTCAACCCTGAGTTAAGCTACTTGCCACGTCAACTGCGGGACGACTGGGGTGTGGTTGGATTGCTAGGGCAGATCCCAATCTGGAAGGGGCAGCCCATTCACCCTAACTGGGTATTCATCAAGGATTTGTCCAAAGACGTTGCATTGTATCTGGTGAAATAATGGCTGATAGTAACCTGACAAAAACATCCAGGAGTGTAGGAGGGGTAGTAGACCGGGTGACCCCAGGGTCTACCAACCAGGTATTGACCAAATTGGGCCCGGGAGAGAAGGACTACGGCTGGAGAGACCTGCCTCCTACTTCCGCTGCTGGCCCTTACCTCGATGCGGATGGGTACGATAGCCTTACCTACCGTGTGTACACCCCTGCGGATATCACCAAGATCGCCAACCATGCGATCGAGGTGTCCACGGTTATTGGTAACCTGGGAACGGCCGTCTCTGGCCTGCAGGAGGATTACACTGCGTTGTCAGTTCGGGTAGACGAGTTGGAAAACAGCCTGGAGGACTACCTGACTGCTACTTCTGGCGATGCCAGGTACGTCCGCAAGAACACCACTACCGCCCAGGTTCTGACGGCGGAATCCCTGTCTGTAACGAAGATTATTACGAACCGGTTTGAGGTTCTTACCGCTGGGGGGGCTTTCACCTCGAACTCCTCTATCGTTCTGGACTATGCCGCAGACAACGTACGCAAGTTCTCTGGTGGTGTGTTTACGGGCTCTCTTGGCCGGCACGAAAGAGAGGCAGATACTTCCATCGCGGAAGAAGCGGAGTACGGGTACTTTGACATCGTTAGTGAGGTAGACCAGGAAACCGAAGCGACGAATTATATAGCCCGGGTATCAGTGTCACGTGTTCTGCCCCGTAGAATCCCGGGTACCTCCACCACGTATCCCACCCAGAGAACTGACCTGGGGAGTACTGAGTACCCGTTCAAGCACCTGTATGTGGATAACCTGACGCTTGGGTACACGCCCTTGCTTACCGGGAACAAGATCACCAGCTCCCTGTTGCCAGCCTCAGCTACCCCACCAGACCCGACCGATGTCTGCCTGAAGAAAGGGGGAGACGACACCGCGGAGGGGGTTATCACGTTCCTTGCAGGCCTTAAGACCAACACTATCAACCCGGTCTCCACTGGAGCTCCTGTAGATGTATCCGATAGTATCCGACTGGTGGGTACAAACCTGTCGTACTCCGGAGGTGTTTTCACTGGGAAGGCTGGGTACTACACAGGGCTAACTTCTGAAGAGGAGCTGTCAAAGCAAGGCTTTATCAACATCCTGGGTGCTGGAACCGATGGGGAATCCTGCACGGCGTGGATGAACGTGAAGACGGTGCTGCCTCGTAATATCCTGGCTACCAGCATTGCTTACGCTAACCGACGCACCAGTTTGGGTAGCTCTACCTACCCCTTCCTGGATACCCACACGGATAACCTGTTCGTGAAAGGTGTTTCCAAGATTTCAAGCCTGCTGCTTCCCACTTCGGCTGCCACGGTTGCAGACCCCGTTACCTCGTTACTCGGAGTGGATTACAAGGTTGCCAGCGTGTTTCTTCCGAACTTCGGGAAGTACAAGGCTACTTACGGTGGCGCCATCCAGTACGCTTCCGGGTCCTGGCAGTGGAAAGCTCAGGGGGGGCCTGGTACACCCGGGGCCCAAGTGGAGAACGATGGTAACCGTTTCAAGTGGACTCATAGTATAGGAACGGAGGACTACACATTATCTATTCTTACTGTGGGGCAGTCATTACCAGAGATCTACGAAAAAACTGCGGACTACGTGGTGATCTGGTTTAGAGCACAGGGCGGAAGCACCATCACCAATAACTCTTTCGATATCACCCTTCACGTGTAGGTGTGAGTAAAAAACATGACCACTCCAATTACTACCATCTCCCTCGAAAAACGTATCCAACTCCACCCTGAAGTGGGGGGGTTGCCTCCCGACGCAAGTAACGGGAACATCCTTATGTTCCTCGCAGGAGAGGTTGCCTGGGGCGACGCGGACGACTTGTCTTTGGAGTCCTTCAAGATCACCGATGGGAACCCTTCAGAGACCTCGTTGGAAGTCAGTTCCCTGGCACCGGAGCTGTTAGCCAGGTTTGCCGGCGTACAGAACTTCCGCATGCTCCGTAACACCTCCCTTGCAACCCCTGCCATTGTCCTCGAAGCTACCGGAGGGGACGTTCTTGATCTCCGCTCCGCTCAGGACGTTCAGGTAAATGGGTCGAGCCTGGTGTCCGCTATTATCAAGTTGACCACGATCGCGCAAGGGGCCCAGGTTAACTACACCAATGTGAACGTGAACTCCGAGGCAACTCCGGTTGACGTCACTGGGAATTCCAACGTCCTGGCGTTGGCCGGCGTGAACTCCTTGAGTGATGCTCTGGCCAGCTCCTCCACGTTCCCTAACCTGAGCTCTGAAAACAGGTCGTACTCTCCAAGGAACATCGTAAGCATTATCAGCAACTTCTCCCCGCCTAAGTTCGACTTCGCCAGGGACACCACTACAACGCCTAACGCCATCCGTTCGTTTTCCACGAACGACGTGTTGACGGCGGTGCAGTACCTACAGGTGGAAGACAAGGCTGCCAGCCTCACCTCTTATGACCTGAAGGAAGCTGACTCCGGGAAGTTGTTGAGGTTTACTGGCACGTCATCCCTGTCCTTCCGGATTCCAACTTTCACTACCATGCCAAGGACAGGGTTCTACGTTATCATCGAGCAGGCGGGCGTAGGGAAGATCACAGTTTCCCATACGGTTCCTGCCAACTTGACCAACGTGTACGGGGCCTACAAGACCTATGGCAAGGGGGCCTTGGTCCTGTTGATCCACGAGGGTAACAACGTGTGGAACCTATCGGGAGCTGTGGGGCTGTAACAACCGTTAGAAGTTAACGATTGCGTACATCTCCCGCAACTTCTTCATTGCCCCCTGGTAGTCGCTTGCACTGACGCAGCGACGAGCTTCCGTGTTCAACGCACGAAGCCTAAGGAGAGGAAACCCCTTGATGTTTCTCCGTATTACCTCATCCAGTTTTGCAGACGCCAGAGCCGCTACAAGCGTGGATAGTTCTTCCATTTTCTCTTCGGGAATTGTCTCGGTCTTGTAAGCGAGAAAGTCTGTTATTTCAGTCACCTGGCAATCTCCTGAGCATGCTGGGTAGCAAAAAAAAGGCGACGTCGTGCCGCCCTTGTTGTTAGTTTAACAGCTCCCCCGTCCTGGGGGAACTGTTACAAGTTTTTAACCTACCACCCTTTAGCACTCCTCCTTGTCAAGACTGTCGAACAGCCTCTTCAGCCCGTAGGCCGCCGCAGCTCCTGCTACGGTCCCTACCGCCGCCCCTTGAACGCTGGGGCGCTTGTAGAAAGGCTGGGTAGCCGGAGTGTGACTGTTTATGGAGGCCGCGAAGGTGTTTTCCGGTGTGGCGGGGGTGGGTGCCTGGGCCAAGGTAGCCTCGGAGATATCCCTCAGTAGCTGGGCCTCCGCGGTTGTCACCTCCACCCCACTCACTACGTCAGCAGCGAGTCCCTCCAGGAAGCCGGCCATATCGGCGGCCATTGCGGCCCGGAACTCCTGGCGGAGCTCCTCCTTCAGCCCTTCCAGGTCGGGACTGCGTTGGGCAGCCAAGTTTTCCATGGCTACCTGGCGCATGCCTTCCATGAGTTCCACCATTTTTGTCTCCCGGGCAGCCGCCTCGTCCAAGGCGGCCTGGCATGTTTTTACCAGGTCGTCCATCTCCTGGTTCAACTTCCTGTTCTCCTCCTCAATTCCCTGCACCCTACGGCGCAGGTTAAACAAGGCCTTTTCGGCCTCGGTGTAGCGAGGCTTCCCCTCCTTGGGAGTTTTCCAGGGGGAGGGGGGCTCAGCCTTTTCCTTGGTAGAGACTGGGAGGTCTCCGGCCGCCACGGCCATGGACGCTTGCGCGGCGCGGTGGTCCTCGGGAGTTACCAAGATCGGCGGGGGCACCAGAACTGCTACCCCACCCTCCTCCTGGAGGGCGGCGCCCAGCTTTTCCTTCATGATGTTGTTTTTCGGGGGGAGTGGTTTGTGGTGCACTTTCTTTTGGCTTGTCATAGCATGACCTCCACGGTCGGTTGATAAAGAAAAGATGGTTGTCTTGTTGTAGCCAGAGGGTTAAAATCTCTGTACTGCAACTTTCAACCTATTTCTCTTATACCAAAACCGAGGCGGAGTCCTGAATGGCCGCAATGTACGACGACCCAAGAAACCTCTCCAGGTTCGGTGGAACAGGGACACCCAACCCTTTCTACACAATCGCTAACCAGTTCGTCCCGCGTAACCTGCACGACGTTATCAAGTGGGCGAGGTTCATCTTTACACAATCCCCGACGTTGACCGAAGTTATCCGGAAATACGCTACCTACCCGATCACAGAGATAGAGTACACAGGGGGTGCTGGTAGTAACCTCACGGAGGCGAACAAGTACAAGGCCCTGGAGGAAAGCCTTAAGCTTCCAAAGTTCCTGGCGGACTCCGGGGTAAACTTCTACACCATCGGCAACGACTTTATCTCCATCTACTTCCCCATAATCCGTACCCTGGTGTGTCCTGACAAAAGCTGCAACCACGCCATGGAGATACGTGCGGCGTTGAGAAGTGGAGACTACAAGTTTCACAATTTCAAGTTCCGTGGAACCTGCACCAAGTGTCTAAAAGCAAGCGCAGACTTCAAAGTCGTGGATGTCAAGTCTATGGATGTGTCAGGAATCAATCTGATACGCTGGCCGGCAGAGACCATCACGATTAACCACAACCACATCACCGGTGAATCTGAGTACTGGTACAATATCCCGAACTCCGTAAAGCGCAGGGTAATGGCGGGGGATCCTAACTTTATCTCCACGATCCCATGGGAGATCATCGAGGCAGTAAAGAAGAAGCAGAGCTTCCTGTTCTCCCCCGGAAGCCTTTACCAGATGAAGAACCTGGAGTTTGGCGGCATTCTGGAAGGCTACGGCTTGCCTCCTATTATCAGCATGTATTCCTCGGTCTTCCATATCGCTATCCTCAAGCGGGCCAACGAGGCCATCGCCACCGAGCATATGACCCCGTTGCGGGTAATTTACCCGAACCAGGGCTCCTCCGCCGGGGATCCTATCTCCATGATGAGCATGCAAGGGTTCGTAGGCCGTATGGAGGACTCCTTCAAGAAGTTCCGTACGGATCCTAACCACCTGATCGTGGCTCCTATACCTGTAGGGTACCAGGCGATTGGCGGCCAAGGCAGGGCTATGCTGGTTACCCAGGAACTGGAAGCCGAAGAGGAGTCCATGCTTCTTGGCATGGGGGTGTCCCGAGAACTATTGAGTGGATCTACCAACTGGACCAGCTCTACCATTGGGCTACGTCTTCTGGAAAACACCATGAGCTCCTGGACCTCGGAAATGGACCTGTTCATCCAGTGGACCATGACCAAGATTGGCGCTTACCTGGGGTATTCCCCGGTGAAAGCCAAGTTGAAACCTTTTGCGTTGATCGATGACGAAACACTCAAGAACCAGGCAGTTCAGTTGGCAGAGGCAGGCCTCATCTCCCCAAGCAAGCTCATGTCCGTCTTTGATATGGACCTTAAGGAAGAGCTGGAGACCTCTGTGAAAGACAAGGTAGCCATGGCCCTTCGTGATGCAGAGGTTAACGACAAGGTGAAGACTGCCCTGTTCATGAAATCACAGGAGCTGGAAGAGAAGGACAAGGAATCCTCCGGTATCACCGAGGTTCGCAAGAAGGCGTACGAACTGGCGGTGAACATCGCCAATCGCCCAGATCCAATTGAGCGGGCGCAGCTCTTGTTCAGCCTGAAGGCGGAAAGTGTGGCTCTGTACACGCAGGTGCAAGAGCTGTTGGATGAGTACACGGTGATGGTGCAGTCCCAAGCGCAGGGGGTACCCATGGGGGGACTTGCTGCGGGAGATGGCCAGACCACAGGTGTGGAGCCGGTTAACGACGTGGCTGCTTCCGGAAACAACATCAACCCTTCCCGCCTGGCCGGACAAGCCCAGGCGTAACGCAGAGGACTACTGAATGGCGAATGACGCAATGGTAGGAGGATGGGATCCCTCCTCGTATGGAGCCGATTCTACTGGCGTTCCGACGATGCCGGGGATGACAAAAGACCTGAAAATGGCACCTACTTCCAAGACTCCGCCTTTGTCGGACTACAATGTCCGTATACAGCGATTCGTTATTGACGAGGAGAACGCAGGTGATATCGCCATGCTGGAGAACCTCTGGACGATCGGTATGGACCCGACACGGGACGAGATCGTCATCCTGAACAACAAGGAGTTCACCAACGAGGCTACCCTGGTCATCGTGGTTACCTTTCTTGAGCACAAGAAAAGAAAGGTTAACTGGAGATTGGGGGATAGCGCACCGAGTCTACCAACTGCCAAGGATGTCTTTGAAGAAATTAACCGGAAGAAATAACTGTGGCCATACGAAACATCTTCACTGACCCGTCCCAAACCGAGGAGCTCTCCAAGAGGGAACTCTTGAAGGGAATCCAGTCCCAGTTTCCTGTGGAGACGGGGGAGTACCGCCTGGAAGCCTCGGATATTGTCGTAGATGACTCCCCCCTTACAAAGGCGGAGGAGAAGGACGCGCTGTTGAAGACAAAATCGGTCATGCGACACGTTCGGGGGACCCTAACCCTGAAGGACAAGCGCACAGGTAAAGTTTTGGACGTGGAGAAGAACTTCCCCTTGTCTGACTTCTACAAGATGACCGATAAGCACACCCTGATCTACAAGGGAAACAACTACTCCATCGCCAACCTTATCCAGCTCATGCCCGGCGTGTACACCCGCAGCAAGAAGGATGGGGAGCTGGAAGCACAGATCAATACCGGTACGGGTCGTGGCTTATCTATGCAGTTAAACCCCGAATCCGGGGTGTTCACTATGATGGCTCAGGGGTCCAAGGCAAAGATCCCGGTGGCACCCCTCCTTACCGAAGTCTTCGGGGTGACCGCCCGAGAGGTGTCCCAGTACATCCCAGGGGATGTGTGGGCCAAAAGCTCCGCCAACCTTACCCCCGTGAAGGTGACTGGGGCTATCGACACCTTGTACTCCAGTGTAGTTGACCGATCTCTGCAGAAGCCTGGCGCTTCCTACGATGACAAGCGTCTGGCAGTTAGGCAGGCATTGGAGAAGTCCCAGTTGTCACCAGTAACTACTAAGATCACACTTGGTGTAGAGAAGGAGGCAATTGACAAAGAGGTCCTCCTAAAGGCGATGAAGAACATCGTTGACGTACACACGGGTGTACGCGAGGAAGACAACCGTGACTCACTGGAGTTCAAGAGGGTGCAGAGCCTCCCCGACTTTGTTCGGGACCGCTTCGCTAAGGAAGACGAGTCTGTCAAGAAGGTGAAGAAGCACCTGACCTACCGCCTTACCCGTATCGACCAGGAAGAGCCGAAGATCAAGGGGGTTATCGGAGCGAAGCCGTTCAAGGACGTGTTCTCCAACATCATTGTTCGGAGTAACCTATCCTCCACCCCGACCGAAACCAATCCACTGGAATCCTTGGAGAACGTAGGAAAGGTTACCGCTATCGCTGCCGGTGAGGGTGGTATGAGTAGCAGCCGTATGGCTGACTTCAACACCAAGAACATCCACCCGTCTCACCTTGGCATCATCGACCCGAGCCGTACCCCGGAATCCGGGAACGCAGGCCTTGACCAGCGTTTCACCATTTCCGCCATGCGAGACGACAAGGGTATTCTGTATTCCAAGCTGACCAATGCCAAGACCGGGAAGGAGGAGGCGGTCTCCGCACAAAAGCTGATGTCAGTAGCTGTTGGATTTCCACACCAGAAAGGTACTAAGGTGTACGCCCAGGTGAAAGGTAAGATCCTGGAGGTGGATCGCTCCAAGGTGGACTACTGGATTCCTGACAGCACCCACATGTACACCGTTACCACCAACATGGTTCCCTTTATGGGGAACAACCACCCTGGCCGTTTGACTATGGCTGGCAAGGCCTTGACGCAAGCCCTTTCCCTGGAGAACCGGGAGGTTCCACTGGTTCAGACCATGGCTCCCTCCGGCAGATCTTTCTCCAAGGACTTTGGAGAGTTCATCAGCACCCGGTCACCCGTAGACGGCACGGTAGAACGAGTTGCTACAGACCAGATTGTTCTTCGAGACAAGGAAGGAAAGCTGCACAAGGTGGAGCTCATCAAGAATATGCCTTTTAACGCGAAGGGGTTCCATGATGATATCCCGGTTGTGAAGGCGGGGGACGCTGTCAAGAAGGGGCAGGTCATCGCGGATAACACCTACACCAAAGACGGTCA